CGAGAATATCTCTTGCAACCTCTGGCTGAAGTTCGGCTGTTGAGCGATCTGACCCCCCAACAGCCGAACTTCAGCCAGAGGTTGCTAGAGATATTCTCGCCATCACAGACGAAGCCGACCTCACCGCCAGAAAGCTCAACGCCTGTATCGCAACCTATAACCAAGTCAGAGAGATGATTAACCAGAAGGAGAGCAAATGAACAGTGAACAGTTAGCCAAAGCATTAAAGATAACGCCTATCAAGGCAGAGGAGTGGATAGATGCAATCAATGAAACTTTTGATCGTTTCGACATATCAACACCTGAGAGACAGGCTTGTTTCTTGGGGCAATGCGCTCATGAAAGCGGTGGATTCACTGCTCTCAAAGAAAACCTAAACTATTCTGCTGAAGGATTGACTAAGGTTTGGCCTAAGCGTTTCCCATCTTTGGATGTGGCGCAACCTTACCATCGCAATCCTGAGAAGATTGCCAACAAGGTCTACGCTGATCGTATGGGCAATGGAAACGAAGCCTCTGGAGAAGGGTTTAAGTACCGTGGAAGGGGTTTGATTCAGTTGACTGGCAAAGACAACTACAGAGCTTGTGGAGAGGCTTTGGGAGTGGATTTGCTGGAAGACCCTGACTTGGTTTCTTCTCCTCAGTATGCGGCTTTGTCAGCAGGGTGGTTTTGGGACAAGAATAAGCTGAATCAGTTTGCCGATTCCAACGATATGACGGGTTTGACCAAGAGAATCAATGGCGGTACACATGGTTTGGATGACAGAGTTGCCCGAACCCAGACTGCCATTGATGTTCTGATGGCTTAATCGTCAAAGAAGTGGAGGAAGACCCATACGCCAAGTATGAGTACACCTCCACCAATAGCCAAAACGGTAATTATGTTAAGTACATTTTCAATCATCTTGGCTCTCCAATCATCTGTTTTGTGTTGAATAAGTCCTTGTACTGAGGATACTTAGCTTGCCAGAGTCGGGCATAAAAAGCAATGTAGTCGTTGCTGATTTTGAAGTCTGAACCTGTTGTGACTATGGTGACTTCCCACCTAATTCTGTTAATTATCAGCCAGTGACTGACCTTTTTGCGCCCTAGTCCTACTGCTTCTAGGGCAAACTTCTCAAAATACTGCCAAACCTGTGGATTCTCTTTATGCCAATCCCACCATATTTGCTTGCGTTCTTCAAAACTCAAAGTCATATTAACTCCTATCAAAGTTAGTGGGTACTCACTTACGCTTTCCCCGTTGTTTTTACTGGTTTTTTAAGAGGTTTTCCAGAGCCTCTCAATTAAAAGGTATATCGTCATCCATGTCCTGAATCTTGGCTTTAGGCTTGCTTTGAGATTGTGGTTGGTCGTCTTTAGGGCTGACTGCTAGTCCCATGAACTTGCCGTTCTTGCCCTCTTTAATCCATCCAGAAATCCAATAATCTTTCCCATCAACCCTAATGTTTCCTTTATAATTAGGATGTGATTCTTTTTCCCTTTTGTCATTAGCAAAAAGTACTCCACTATTATCGCGCTGTTCCATATTTACACCTTAATTTCATTGAGTTTTTTAACTTTGTCATCCACTTCTTTGAGAAACTGGACAACCTCACTTTCCAGTTCTGCAATGTAAACATCATTGCGCTGGATTCTTTGGACAAACAGTTGTAAGTGTGCTGGCATTCGTGGGTCGAAACTCACAAAGTCACACCAACTTCTGTTTGCACACGCCATTTGCCACTGCATTTGGTCGTAATACTTCTTTGCTGGTTCGCCACCAAGAATAGTGTCGATATGGGTTGAAGTGTTGGGACACTTGATCTCTAAGCATCCATCGTCATTAATAAGCCCATCAGGGGAGGCGGCAGACATGGCAATCCTTGGATGGTCAATAGCACCTACCTGATCGACTGTGTTGCCTGTCTTGACCTCGTATGCGGCTCTGGCAAAGGGTTCGTTCTCAACACCCCACTCCATAGCGGCATTTGAGTAAGACTCTCCGACTTGGTTAGTCATGCGCTCGACTACCAACTGTGCCATGTAGTTTGCTCTACTTGTGCTGTAACCCGTCTTAGTCTTAGCAACAATGTCAGAGATACGAGAAGCAGTGGCTTTGCCCATTCTCTGCTGATGCCACTCAAGTGAACCTTGGATAATTTCAGTCATACTGCCTCCATTTGTCTAATTGCGCCAGCACATTCGGCAGGTTGCATACCAACATCACGCTTTTGAAATTCATCACATAGTCTTGCACAATTTTCACGCTCCATGCTAGTCGAAACTTTATAGAAATCAATAATCCAAGCTACCATCCAAGATTCAAACGGCTTCATTCGTTCCCTAAAATCTCTTGTTTTGGCATGACAGTTTTTAGCCAGTTTTAGTATTTCTTTTTCACTCATGCTTCCCTCGCTTTCAACATTGCGTCTGCCATTGCGTAGCACATTGAGGCATACACATTTTTTATTTTCTGTGCTTCTTCAATTGAACGATGTTTACTCCCCAGTTCGGAAACAACTTTTGTCATCAGTGTTTCCATTCCTCTTGCCGCAAAGTAGTCACGCAAGGTCATACCGTTGTGCTCAATCTCATATTCGCTGGCAATGCCAATATGCTCAGACTTAATCATCAAAGCCTTTTGCCTGCCCGGAAATGCTGGTTGGTTGTTCATTTCAATGCTCCTTTACGCTTTTCTTTTGCATCAATCACTTTTTTCTGCCAACTCTTATCAGAACCGCAAGCACTGTAAGCAGTGGTGTAAACATCTTTCAACTCCTCAATGGTGGATGCCGCTTCAATAGCCGCTAAATGGTCAATCATGCTGTTGACATCTATGTCTGAACCTTCACCTTCAGGCAAGTCTTCTCCAGCATAGATATACAGACCCAAGCCATGCAATGACAGTGCTTTAGTCATGCAACGCATGATGGCGGTGTTGACTGCAAATGCGTCAGGATTGAGGATTGCTTTGTTGCGGAAATCCATTACTGGAAGTTGGCAAGTCACTGGTTTGCGAAACATTGTGACTGTGACGAACACCATTGCAGTGCCGTTTATATCCATGTAACACTTGTCGTTAAACATTTCAACTCTGAAAGTGGCATCTTCATCAGCTTTGAGTGCTTCTGCCCATGCCCACGCCCATGAAAGATATGTCAAATTGCCTTTTTTCTCAGTGTGATTATTGACATTTGCTGACAGCAACTTGTTGATTGCTTCTTTTCTGTCAACCAAATTACCCACTGTTAACACCTTTTCTTGATTCATTCCTTGACTCCCATCACATCGTTAAAAATATCTATCGCCTCTTGATTAACTGACCACATTGCCAACAGCGTCAAATCGCTGTGCATCTGAGCAATATCGTTATTGAACCCTACGAATTTTTTGTGTAGGCACTTGTCCTCCAGACTCTTTGTCGTTCGTTCTATCCGCATTAGGATTGTTGAATAATCCAGCATTGTTTACTCCTGTTGAATGCTTCTTCCATGTATCCTGAACATTTGTCAGGGCTGAGTTCACATACCCGAATGTTGGGTCGGTGATTGGTTTGGATGGCATAACCACCCGTTGCGTCTTAGGTTGTTCTTTCACTCGCCTAGCCGCCCTTTTGAGCAATCTCTGCCGCTCTTTCAAACTGAGTGTAGGTGTCCAAATCTGAAAATAAGATAAAAACCGAGTCATCGCAACATTGATCTGTTGGATTGCGAGGTTTAATGCAGAACGCACAGTAATACTCATTGGAATGCTCCTCAATGATTCTCTCTAAATTCAGCTTAGTTTTCATTGCTGGCCTCGCTGGTGTAAGGGTTGATTTTAGGCAATTTAGGCTTGTTGTGTTCAATAGCCTCACGAGCCAATTCCATGCGATAAAAACGCCAGAGATTAAGTTCTTCTTCACTATCAACCCAACGAGTCAATGGAATTTCTAATGCTGTTTGTGCAAGTCGTTCTGCTTTGAGTTCGACTCTTGATCGAACCATGTCTGCAACATCAGCCCATGCGTTTGATTGGATTGCTTCAACGATAGCTTGACTATCGCATATCGCATCTGCAACATCTGAGGGATTCAGGTCTTGCAGTGCCATCCATTTTTCTCTCTCAAAATCCATAATTCACTCCTGTTAAAAAATCTATCAATGTGTGTATTCTGTCAGACATTATCATAATTGATATAGGGAATTTCCCTAATACACTTATGAATATCTGCAAGTGCTTTGTTAGTGAACACTTTGCCGCAACCCAAGCAAATCCAAGCAATTCCCATCTTGACTTCGGTTCTGCGCTTACCGCTTTCACCTCTTTGTCTACCAAAGAATGTCCTGATTTGCTGAATCATTTTTTGCCAGACAGGGCTTTAGAGTAGATGAACACTTGGTTCTTGTCATTGATGTCGCCTTTTTCTTGACGCTTCTTGGCGAATTCATCGCCTTGTTTAAAGCGTTTCATTTTTGCATCGCGTGTCCAAATGCTTGCGCCCTTGTAATCAAATGCTGTGGTCATGTATTCTCCAACTTGATGCACTCCATGCCTTCCCACTTGCACACAGGTTCATCCTTGCACATGATGACAAAACCCTCAATGTCACTATCACCGCCGCAGGATTGCACTTCATAGCCGTAGTCACCAATTTGCACAATCATTGGTACATCAGGGTTAATCATGTCGCTTTTGTCTTTCCATTTACTTGTTTGCCACTCGTGTTCAACATCCATCATCGTTGCCATGACAAACCGCATAGATTGTGCTTTAAGAATCATTATGGTTTCTCCAAAAATTGTTTTATCTGTTCGTACACACCGTTTCTTGCAGTGTTGTCGGGCTCGTACTTTGTCCATCCTGCATAGCGCATCTCTACCTCTGCTCGGCGTAGAAGTTCAAACGCCCTGTCAGAGTCTTTGACGATTGCGTCTACTTCGGTTTGGTGTGACTGCTTAAGGGCTTTGGTTAGTGGGCTTGCCAACCATGCCTCATAGTCTGCGGTTGAAAGTTTCATTGTGGGTTCTCCTCATCATCAAAAGTCATTTCTTGTGGGTGTTCAATATCATCATGGACGATGACACCATATTCGTCTGCTGGCAGAAATCTGCCGCAAACCACACAGTAGTAACCTTCTTCGTTCATGTGTTCTCCTCGGCAAAGCCGTTCTTGTCCCTGAGTTTGGCTTGCAATGCCAAAGCAAAGCCCTGTGGGTTTGGATAATTTGCATGAAGCACGGCTATTTCATCTGTTGTCAGCCCTACCCATGTGCGCTGTGGCAATGTGCAAGTGTGAATGCTGTCAATGCCGCCCAATCGCTTCCCACATCGTGCGCAAAAGTTCTGCTCTTGTGTCATCGCTTCATTCCTCTGATAAAAATTCCAAATGAACTCAGCGTGTCTTTCCCAAATGCTTGCATCTTTTCAATCTCGACTGCTACTTCTTCAATAATGTCATTCCTCAGTTCGTCATAGACTTGTTGTTGTGTCTTCCATTCAGACATAGATTCCTCGCTTTTCACAGACGGTTGCATAGTTTTTGTCCTTCCTTTTGTAAAGTCGTTTACACGCCTTCAAGAGACTTTTCTTCTTGCTGATGACTTGGATGCTCTGTGATTGTGGAGATGGCGTTAAGACATGGTTTATACCTATCAGCAAGGCAACAATGAATGCTATGCGCACAAAGGCTTCAGAGAATGTCATCATTGTCATTCTCCTCAATCAAACGCACAATTTTGGCAAAGTCAAAACTGGAGAGTTCGTCAGTAATGTCAACCCATTTGCCATCAGCAAACTTTTGCAGTTCAAACTCATATTTTTTGTAGAGTCCCTCTTTAGGGCTGTAGTCTGGGTCGTATGACCACTTAACCCTCAAGTCCCATTCAGTCTCTGGTAGCTTTAAATCTCTCAATTCATCTAAACACACATCGAATTTCATACACGCCTTTCAAGTTGTTGAATGGATACTGTACGACACTATATTCTGTCGTACATTAGGACATACCCTTATTGTCAAACATTAAATTGATTGTTAAGGTATGGACATGGCTAGACACAAATCAGAAATCACAGGAAGCCCACTCAAAATCGCCACCAGAGTTACTTTTGACCAATGGTTAGAGTTTCGCAAACTTGGCGGTTCTGTTTGGTTGAGAAACTTACTCAAGAATTCGATGGAGAATCGAAAGAGTCAACAACAGGAGAAAACATGAAAAAAGTCATTATTGGCGCATACTTAGCACTTTCTAGCTTCACATTGTGGGCGGCTTGTTCAACACATACTTACTATGCCAATGGTCGGTATGTGACATGCCAAACCTGTTGTTTTGGAAACAACTGTTCAACTAATTGCTATTGACAAACCCAAAAAGTTTGTTAAGATTCGTTCCGTTGCCGTGAGAAGCAATGAAATTAGGCCACTTAATTCTACTCTCGCCCTTGGTTTTTACTTTAGGGTTCTCACCGAGGGTAGAGCTAAGTGGCTTTTTTTATGTTTTCACAGCATCCGTACTCCACACGATAGTAGTGAGTCTGCATGGACTGCTTGGAAGAAAACACCGCACACAAGTACACCCCTTGTGAAAAATGTGACCAGCGTTGATTTGGCGACTGGTAAAGCACATGGTACATCGGTGGTAAACAAGGCCATGTGTATAAGCGAACAAATTCGTCAAGCGCACTTGGGGCTTTTTGGTTTTTCAATGTTAATAGGAGTCAATGAATGAACACTAGATTGTCTGGAGAAGGTAGGATAGAAATGACTCTATCCACCCTTGGAGAAACTATGTCTGAAAGTAAACCGATGTTTGATGACTTCTGGAAAATGTGGCCTAACACTCCAAGAAAAGGGGCAAAGGCTAAATGTAAACAGGTGTGGATAAAGTCTTATTGCGACACACAAGCAGACCAAATTATCAAACACCTTGCATGGATGAAGACCACAGAGCAATGGTTAAAAGCAAACGGGGCTTTTATTCCTGCACCTTTGGTCTACCTCAATCAACAACGATGGGATGGCGCAGAAGTGCCTGAAACGCAGATAAAACCACAAATTGACCCTGCCATAGCCAAACTAGAAAAAGACCGCCAAAACGCTATTCCTATGCCTGACCATATTAGGGAAAAACTCGCCCAATTACGAGGTAGGCAATGACAAAAAATGAAGCGAACCGCCTTTTGGATGAGGTAAGAGATGGAAACAGATTGCACCCCATTGCCAGAATCACCGAAGCACTATGGGCGACAGGGGATTGCGTTAGAAACTTACCAGTCCACACTCACCCATTTAGTGAAGCTAGCATCAACGAATGGATGGAAAGCACAGGCATGGTATCGGGCACAGGAACTGGAACAGCACCCATTGGGGATATTCAAGGGAATCAGTCAGGAATTGACCAAAATAATGAAGGATAAACAATGACTTTATGGGTGGGTTGCGACCCCGGAATGGCAAGCGGTGCAATAGGTGCAGTAGATGACTACGGCAACTATGTAGCCTCTTTTGACATTGAACACAAGGACAAGCACATTCTGGCCTTAGTTTTTAAATCTAGGTTGTTGTCAATCATTGACCCAAAGGAGGGCGCAGAGATATGCCTAGAAAATGTCCACAGTATGCCGAAACAAGGGGTTGTTAGCGTCTGGAATTTTGGTCGGGCAGTAGGGGTTATTTCGGCAGTATGCGAGTTAACCAGATACCCTGTGCATTTAGTCACCCCCCAAAAGTGGAAAAAGCATTTTCATTTAACAGCAGACAAAAACGAATCTCTGGACATGGCAAGGTACTTATGGCCTGAAGCCAAACTAAAGCTAAAAAAGGACATAAACAAGGCTGAAGCCCTACTAATCGCAGAGTATTTAAGGCACACATTGCATGGCATTGAAAAACAGAAACAAACCCCCTAACACCAAAGGTCAGGTCATTTTCTACACTGACAAGGAAAAACAAGCCTTAGAGCACATTGGAGGCGGTTCAATAGCTGAAGGTGCAAGGATTAGCATTAGATGGGCGGCACATTTTTGGAGGGTTGGGTTGCGCCCTGATTTTGATTTAAACCATGTCGGGATATGTCTTTTTGTAGATGACGAACACGCTGACCAACTCTAAGGCTTAGAAATAGCGATTAGAAGCCATTAGAGGCACTTTTCAGCCATTATTTTGCGCTATCCATCAAAGGGTACATTGTTGGGTTTGAGTGGTCTTAAAAAAGGCAATAAAAAACCGCCCGAAGGCGGCTGAATGTTAGTGGTTACTAACTTAGTGCTCTGTGTATGGTTCGCAATCTTTCAGCCAAATATTAAATTCTGCAATTTGTTCTTCTTCAGTGGCAAACCATAAAACCTCAACCACTTCATCAAAGCCATCATCAGAGACAATTGCTTCTATGCAATAAGGGAATTCAGGGTTATATTTTACATCGTGAAATTTATGAATTTTCATTTTTAACACCTTTCAATTAGTTAATGGTTACATAGTCGGGTGCATCTTCCCTTTCCAAAACAATGCATTCGATGCCTGTTGATAGTGAAATGTTTCGCCTTAAATCTTCAACAATAAATTCAAAAACTTGAATGTCGCCATCATTGTTGTTTAAGGTTGCCAATAAAGCAAAATCACCATCATCACGAAAATATCCAATTGATACAGTTTTCATTTTTAACACCTTTCATTTTCTGAGAATAATTTTCAAAATTAGAGCAATTGTTGCGTAAATCATGGGTTTCGCACCTTATGCAGTGCATCATTTTTGCATTGGTCAATATCTGATGCACTCAAACCAGTAGATAATTCAATTGCCAACTTTACGGCTCGCTTGCTTTGTTCGTCACTAGGTGCAACTATTGCAAGAATCAATGCCTCTGTAAATGCTTGGGTTTGTGTCATTCTGTCACCTCATTTTCAGCATAGTCAGCAATTAGGTTTTTGGCTATTTCAAACCAATTGACATTTTCTAAAAAAGCCCTTGCATAGTCTTCTATAAGGCTTGATTGTTTGCGTTCATCATAGCCACACTCAAAAATAACTTCCTCTGCGTATTGTTTAAGGCTTTGCCCTAATTCATAAGCATCTGTTAAATCACAGGCAGAGTAGTATTCTGTAGGGTCAAACCCATCAAATACTTCTAAATTAACTCGCCATGTCTCATAATTTGTCCATCCGTTATAAGTTTTATCAGTCATTTTCAACACCTATTCAAAAACGCATGATTGACTCATGCAAGCCCTTACATTGTCAAAATGCAAGCCAAAGCCCTAGGGTTTAGGGCAATGGTTTAGATTTTAATTATGCGGTTTCAGTTTCTAAAGGTTTAACTGTAGGCAAATAGCACCATTCAGGCACACGGGCATAATCTCCATCTCTCATAGGCATAATGATGCCTACAAAATGTGAATCAGCCCCTATTGACACAATGCCGCTATCCGTACCTCTTTGCTTGATAGATACATTGCAATTGTTAGATTTTGACCCTTTTAAATCGGTATCGGCATCATGAAATGCCATTAAATAAGAGATATTGTAAGAACTAGGCTTAATATCCTCATCTTTTACCATCAAAGGGATAATTCTATCGGTATCAGGAAAACAGCCCTCTACAGCACTGAATACACGGGTTGAATTATCTGGTTCAATAACTGTAATTTTTTCGCCCTCTACTGTAAAGTGTAGAGTTTCATTACCTTTTTTGCCTGTAGCAGATAATGCTTTAACAGCATCTAAAGGAATAATCACCTTTGATTGATTTTCTACATAATCACTATCAATCAACAATCGGCCTAACATATGCCCATTTGTAGATTCTAGATATGTTCCCCTGTTATTTTGAACGACATGGATACCTTGCAAATAATATCGAATGTCTTTTATTGCACTGAATCTAGATAATGCTTTTAATTGTTTGCGTTGAATTGTGAATTTCATTTTTAACACCTATTGAATGCCTAGGAAAATGCCTAGGTGTTAGGGTACTGCTAACAATACCCTAAACCCTAGTTTTTAGCCCCATACCCCTATGATTAGCATTAAACACGCAAACCCTGTTAGGCTTACCCATATCACAATTTTATCGATTGATTCCATGTTATGCCCCTATCAATTGACCTGTACGGCCTTTTGTAAATGGATGATTAAATATTGCACTAGGTGAAAATTCGCTAGGGAATAAAATAATTTCATGGTAAGGGTAAAAACTAGAGTTATCGTTTTCAGGGGCAAATATCCATCCACCCGTACCATTTTCATGCCGATAATCTCTAGCATCTTGCAAACTGTTAAATGTCATATATTGTTTCATTTTTACACCTATCAAGAATTTTTGGCAATATTAGAAAATGCTTTGTAGTATTGCATTGCAGTTTGATAATCATCGCATCGAATTTTATCGTGCAATTCAGTGCCTATATAGCATTGAACCAGATACATACCATTGTGCATAATTTTTTCAATGGATGCATGGCCATTTTTGAATGTCTTAATTTTTGTCATATTTACACCTGTTTAGTTGATTGATTGAATGTAGGATAGTGTGAGACACTACACTATAGGGATAAACCCTATTTATCGGTAAAAATACAATTGTGCATTTTGGACACAATCCCTAGGGTTTGCACCCCAATATTTTCTGCCAGTAATGTAACCAGTTACATACCAGTAACCAGTAATTGTGCATTGTATAGGTTTCATTTTATGCCCCTACTTTGTTAGCCCATGCAATGCCTGAATCAGTGGCATGGTAAGTATGGCATTCGGTATCGTGCGTTAAAAAACCACTACGAACCAGTGTATCCATAATTGATTGAAACTGGTTTAATGATGCACCATGCCCCATTAATGCGGCATATATTGCACCACTAGGCGCACCGATTGAATCAATATTGCATGATTCTATGATTCCTTTGCCAATGCTTTGCAAGGCTTTGATTTGTTGATTTGTCATTTTGAAC